GCGTAGATTTTGGACAACCGATCTGAGTCCAAGTCCAATACCGCAATATCCGGCGCAGAATTCGACAAGATTGACGGGATGATGATGCACGATGGTTTCACGGCTTGGACTTTTCAGGCGTGGGATAGATATCGTAGTCCTCGCTGAGTTCGACCGGGACGACGCGAATCCGCCCTTGCGTGTACTCTCCGGGATTCAGCTCGCGAGCCGCCTTCTCCGCATCCTTGCGCGACGCGAATTCGACCGTCTCATGCCGGATGACGCGTTCCTTCAAGTCTGACCATCCAATCGCGCCGGATATCTGCACCTTGTAGATCGGTTTCCCGAACAGGTTGCGGCTCATGGATAGAGTCCTCCGGTGCGGATGAGGCCGATGATCGTCTCCGAGTCATCGATGAGTTGCTGACGTCGCTTCTCGCCTTCGCCCGTGCTGTCGAGCGACTGATACATGCGAGCGTAGAAAAGGCTGTCTTCGAGGCAGGTAAGCGCGGCGGCGACATGCGCGAGACGGGTTGATGCGGATGCGATAAAAGGATTCTTAAAATCATCCGCCATTAGTTCGAGTTGATTGGCCAACTCATCCAGTGGGATATTTCGGCTCATCACAACGTCTCCGGTTCACCGTTCGTCGCGGGGCATAACATATCGCCATCCTCGCGTTCGATGATGAGTTCGAGGATTTGATGGCCGTCTTTCGCGACGAGAGAGCAAATGTGCTTGTTGTCGTCGTAGATACTGAGCGGCGTCGCGCCGGATTCTTGTTCCTCGCCGGTCAGAATGGCGTTGAAGAGGTCAACGATGGTTTGCGCGTTCTGTTTGCTTTGAATTGTTAATTTCATTTGGAAAGATCGTCGTTAAGTTGGAGCTGAATGACCTGCACACGAAGTTCAAAGATTTCCGCCTTCATGCGAAGGACCGATTTGTAAAGAGGTTCATCGCAATCTAATACCCATTCATCGGAAATTCCTGCAATCACGCTGAGAGTAAGACCATCGGAGTCATCCTCATCATTGCGAGGCTCATTTGATGCTGATTTATGTTTCATTGGTTTGTGCTGTTTTACCGTGCGGTGAAATGATGGTTTTCGGTGAAAGATCGGTTCGTGTTCTCCATTGACTGGAGCTTGCGCATGACGCGACGGCCATAGGCGCGGGAGGAGGAACGCTTGAGGGCTTTTGGCCCACCTTGCCAAAGCCGAGCGAGGCTTTCGTCGCTGAGATTGCGTCCGTAATGCGAAAGGTATGCGTTTGCGATGAAGATCGACGTTGCGCGATTCGTTACCTGAGCGTGCGTGTAGGACGTTCCCATGATTCGGTTTACGTCTCTTACGAGGATCGGCTTGATTTGAAGCGCGCCAAGTTCGCCATGACGGCCACGGGCGAGGTCATTTCCGTGGGATTCGATTTGAATCAGGGCCGAAAGAAGTAGCGGATGCATGATTTGATGCGCGATAGAGTTTTATTCGTAGGATTTGATGCGCGGGGATGTTTTAACGGCTCAGGACTCGGTTTGCCAATGTCCGACTTCCTTTTGCTGCTGGTTCACGTTGACCAGTCGCCAAGCACCGCACGGACAGATCTGATGAACCGTTGCCCATCCATGTGCGCGGGGGTTTGGTCGATTCGATTCAACCGGACCAGCAAAGCAGCGACTTATAAAGGTCTTGGGCTTGTGACGATGCTTCATTGCTGGCCTTTCTCGCAAACCGCACGTCCACCGAGTCGTTTCGCCAGTCGTTGCGCGTCACGTTTGCCGTTCGGACCTTGGAACGTGTATTCGCTACGCCGAAATTTGCCGTAGTAAATCGTCCAATAGACTTTCATTGCTGGCCTTTCGCCTTGGCGATTACCTCGCGAGCGTAGTCTAGGTCTTCGTCGTCGGCCATAGGATGCGCGAGACGTTCCAGCGCGGCGAGAAGATCGGGGGCGGCGGCGATGAGGTGGGCGTTGGCCGTTATCTCCAGCGTGTCCGTCATAAGGCAAACGGTTTTTCCGTGCTGATCATGGAAAATCTTCCAATCGCTGTTCTCGCCTTCCACTGGCGGATGAACCTCCGCGAATTGAGGGACGTTGCAGACATAGCGGCTCGCGTGGTTCGGATGTTTGCCTTCCCATTGCGGATCAGGAACAACAAGCCAAGGGCCGGGGGTATGGGTTTTCATTGGTTCAGGCGGTGATGGTTTAAAGAGCCGCCGTCCAGTTGTCGGAAATCCAATTCCAAACTTCCTGCGCGGAGTCTTCGTCGTCTGAATGAACACCTTGCCCGAGTGGGGTTTGAGTCCGCTCAAAAGCAAGGTCGAATCGCGCTCCGAATTCTGCGCGGATCATGGATTCCATCCGGTCGAGGATGTTCGGCAAATCGTTGGTTTCGTTTGCCGTGCTGCCCCAGTATGTCGGATCAGTGGGGAGTTGAATAAGGACTTGGGTTTTGTTCATTGGATTATTTGAGAGTGATTTGACCGTTGAGCATTATGACCGTGGGCAGATAGGAATTCCGTCCGTGCGTCCGTTTGAGCGCGCGGGAATGCTTGGCTTGTGCGCGGGAAGCGGTTTCGAAGGAGCGGTGATGAGAGATGGTTCTCATGTTGAAATGATCGAATAGGGTGTATTTCATTGGATGATTTAGTTGCGGATAGGTGGCCTACCCTGTCGCGTCACGCTTGCGGCATGGCGCGCTTAGGATAGGTCAGGCTGTCAGTTTACGAAAACATGCGCCATTGAACCGTCGGGGAGTGAACCGGAGACAAAAGCGCGGTTCCAAAAGTTAGTCTCGCGGGGAGTGCCTTTGACCGCGTCTTCATCTAGGAAACGAGTCACAAGCGCGAGAACTGCAGCACGATGGATTGCGTCACCGCTTAAACCGTAGTCCAGTGGAATCGTGATGGAACCGCGCGCGCACTTTGCTTTGATGCGTGAACCGCGAGTGTCGGTTGCAGGTAGATATTTTGAGTGGATGGATTGCATGGGATTAAGTTTTATTCGTTGGGTTTAGGGTTTAGAAAGTGCAGCAACCGCAGCATGGCGCGTCTTCACAGCGGCCGCGCGCGTTGCGTGAGCCAGTCCAGCCTGAAGATAGTTTGACGCAGACTAGGTCCGTGGCTTGGGACATGCGGCCAGTGCATGCATTGCAGTCTATGCGCCAAGTGCGGTTGCGTTTGGTGACGGTTCCTAGGCCTGCGGGAACGGTTTCGTGACATTGGACACATTGGCCAGAATAACGGTTTAACATTGGATTGAGTGGTTTTGATGCTTTGGATTGAGAGTTAAAGACACGTTGCAAGCCACGCTTTCACATGGCCTGACACGTTGCTTTAACCCACTACGAAACCGCTTGTATCGGTCTTTGCTTTGCCTTTTGCCGTAAGGCCGACGACGACGCCTTTAGGATCTAGGAACCGAAGGTCGTTTTCGTCGCCATTAATGACCGGGAAACCTTGCCAATGCGTTGGCAGCACTTTGCCGCGAAAGACTACCGCCACGTTTCCGCCACGCTTTAGGACGTCCAAGCATTGGGTTTCGTTGGTTTCGGAACGGGAAAACGTGAGGCTGTAGTTTGACGGGAGTTTTCCATCTAGGAAGGCGGTCATGCGTTGGAAGCTTTTCGTGTAATCGTAGAAACGTGTTTTCTTGAACGCTTGAATGACCGTATACCGCTCCCAACCAATGTCCGATGTCCCATTCAAACGAATGACCGGCTGCATGCGCTTGGCCTTGGCCTTTCGAATGACCGACGTGACGTTATCTTTGAGCGTGGCCAAGAAAGACTCGCGATCTTTGACGTAGAAAATAGTCTTTGCTGTGCGTGCTTTTTGAACGGAGTTGAATGCGCCACGTCCGGCATAGTAAAGACACAGCGCATCACAAGCGGCGGATGCATGGGGACAGACATTAATGAGGCCAGATAGTTTTCCCGGCGCAAGATAGAGTATTCCGGTCATAAAGCCACGTTTCTGGCCTTTGACGGTCTTGGCGTTGGTATCTACGGATAGGAGGGATTTCATTGGATTAATGGTTTGGAAGGAAGTCTGATTCAAGATGACCTAGGAACAAAAGTGCTGCGACGAATAGAACAACGGTGATGATGCGTTTGAGAGTGCGTCGGTTCATGGGATTCAATAGGTAAAACGAGCCGGAGCCGGAGCGAAAACCAGATTCAAAACCCAAAGGCCTTCGTCTTCGTCGCCTTGGATGCGTTGATCGTCGCCAAAGATAGTGACGCGGTTGGGGAACGTGTCCCAATCCACGTCGACGAATCGGGAACGGAGGAAGGCGATTGCAGCGTCAACGCTGGCGTATGGGATTGGGACGTCAATCGGGAGCGCAGTGGCGACGCTGTCAGCAACTGCAGTGATGAGTGATTCGTTAGTGAAGATTGACGTGAGTTCATCGATGTTTTCGGCGGTGACGACGTCGCCTAGGCCTAGCTCGATTGACTCAGGGAATAGCTTATCTCCGATTTGAAGCGAGCCGGTAAATCCGTCCTTTGCTTGGCGTTGACGTTCCTCTAATTCGGCGGCATAGGCTTCGGCCGAAGCGATTGCCAAGTGAATGGCCATTCCGGCGGCGGCGGCGTTGTTCTGCGTTGTTGCAATCTCACCGAATGCCTTGGATGCGTCGGAGAGGTTTGAGTGGCTTGTCATCTTCGTTTTCGTTGGAGTTTTCTGCGCCGCCCTTGCGGTGCGTTCATTCTATCGGGGGAGGAAGTGAAATCGAGATTTATTTTTGTTTATTTTTGAGGAAGGAGGGAAAACATGCGGATTCATTGGGGAAAATGCGTAAAAATTTTTGAGAGGCGAACAACTGGCGAAGCGAAAATTGAAAATTTGAAGCGGGGAATGGGGGGAAAACTCGCCTTGCGAAAGGCTACCTAGGCTTGCAAGGTAGCGACGATGAAACCGGAGCAATGGACGAGAGCAAAGAGCCTCTATCTAGCGGGGAAGACGTGGAAAGCGATTGCAGGCGAAACCGGACTAAATCAGGCGACTCTATTGTCCAAGGCGTCTAGGGAAGGATTGCCGGCCGTAAGGAAGGAGATGAGGAACACGGTTTCCTCTAAAGAAAATGTTTCGTTGGAAAGCCTATCGGTTCTAGTCCGCAATCGCCTCGCCGCTGATGCCGCTTCTACGCTTGAAAGAGTCGATAGCTATGCGTTAGACGGTATCAAAGATGAAAGCGTGCGTGAATCGATTCTAGGCAGCGTGGCGAAACGCTCCGCGCTGGTGTTTGGATGGAGTGAAGCCGGTGAATCCACGTCCGTTTCCATTAACTTGCTAGGATCGATGCCTGATAGGTTCAGTGAAGTCAGTGTGAACCACGGAACGCAGGCTGCCGGCACGGTATGATAATGCATATTATCAGACTATAGTCGGACAATTCGTGTCCTAGGGGGAAAAGGATTGTTTCCCGATAGATTAAGTCGACATTGGAGCCACTGGGGCGGACCCCTTTTGGGGTGGGCTTCGTTTACGATACCCCCCTCAAAAATTTTCCGCCTTTTTGACCATGTTAAGTAAAATTAAAATTGGTCAAGTTATTTCTCTCAATCAAGCTGAGAGGAAGTTGGCCCACTTCGTAGCCAAGAATCGCAACGGCAATAATCGTCATTTCAACACTACGAACTTGAAGGTTAGCGCGGATGACCCTGCGACTGTGGACCTTGAGGGCGTGTGCGGAGAGATTGCTTTCTGTAAGCTGTTCAACGTTTACCCCGACATTGATACGGATCGTGAGCCTCCGCATCCGCTCTACGACGCAGTTATTCCTCCTCCTCCGGGTATTCGCATCGATGTGAAGACGACCAAGTATGATGGCGGCAAGCTGCTGGTCGATGCGCGCAAGGGCGTCAAAACGCTGGGCGTGGATTACTACGCGCTGATGACCGGACAATTCCCCGGTCCGTATACGTTCCGAGGCTTCATCGCGAGGGAGCATATCATCCAGCCGCATAGACTTGGCCTACTTGGAGGACACAAAAGCTACATGGCAGATCAGTCAGAGCTGACAGACGAGGTAGATATATTCTGATTGACTCCAGTGACGCTATTATGCGTCAGTCCGGGCATCGACCTTAAACGGGAACGTGGATTGGTCGTCCACAGCAAACTGTCTAAGCGGCGATGACGCTCCGCAAAAGTAGAAGGTAAGCTAGTCCGCTATCGTTTGATGGATGGATAGAATGGCCTACCAAATGCAGATAACGTCGGTTTAATTTTTACTTC